GTGCTGGTGTAACTGCATCTGGAACTGGTGCAACAAAAACAATAACTATTGCTGGCGGTGCTTCACAAAATTTATTTGATAAAATTGCAGTAAGTGGACAATCTAATGTAGTAGCAGATAGTGCAACTGATACTCTTACTTTAGTTGCTGGTACTAATGTTACGATTACTACAGATGCTAACGCTGATAGTATTACAATTAATTCTACTGGAACTACAGATTTAAATAGTTTAACTGCTGGTGTTATTAATACTCAAAATGATAGTATTGGGTTCATTGATGCAGATGATAGTAATAATAGTAAGAAAGAATCAATTGCAGATTTTCTAACTGCAATTGCTGGTTCTGGTATTAGTGTAAGTTCTGGTCAATTAACAGCTTCTGGTGGAAGTGGTAATGCGATTAGTCAATTAAATAGTAATGTAACAGTAACTGATACTGGAACAAATGGTACTATTACTTTTGATACAGATGGTACAGATAGATGGCAATTTACAAGTGCTGGACATTTGTTACCAGTTGCACACGAAACATATGATATAGGAAGTGCTACTCAAAAGGTAAGACATTTATTTTTAAGTGACTCTAGTTTGAAGATGGGTGATAATGAATTAGAGTTAAGTGTTGTATCATCTAGATTACATTTTAATAGTGCTAAACTTATGGTAAATCTTTCAGATGATCCAGCACCTCAAATTACTGGTGACTTAGATGTAAATGGCAAAACAATTATGCATACTTTTAACATAACTGCTGATAGTGGAAATAACCATTATATTTTTGCTGATACTGGAAATGTTTGGTTTCCAACATCAGAAAATGATCCGACCTTATATTTAAGAAGAGGTGAACAATATAAATTTAATAATACTTCTGGTGGTCACCCAATCAGAATACAATCAACACAAGGTTCAAGTGGAACACCATATAACACTGGTGTAACAAATAATGCTGGTAATGGTGCAGTTATATTTAAAGTACCAATGAGTGCGCCTGCAACACTTTACTATCAATGTACAGCTCATCCGAATATGAATGGTACAATTAATATAGTTTAATAGGAGCGAAAAATGGCTATAGATACTATAGGAACAAAATCTAGTACAGCTGCAACTGGAAGAGGGTTGTCCGAAGCGATAGAAAAAATAGATTTTGGTGCATGGACAATAACTGAAAGTGGTGGTAATATTTTATTTGCACACAATGGTGCAACTAAGATTACACTTACATCTACTGGAGATATAGATTTTGGAAACTGGACTATTAACGAAAGTGGAAATGGATTGTTTTTTGCTCATAGTGGTTCAAACAAAATAAAAATGGACTCAAGTGGAAACATTGATATGTCTGGTGATGTAAATTCAAATGACAGTTCAATAACTTAATAAGGTAACAAATGTCCTTTAAAATTAATAACGCTACTGTAATAGATAATTCTAGGAATGTTCCTAGTACAGCTACTGGTGTTACAGGGTTAACTAATTTTACTGTACCTAATGGAAATACTGCACAAAGACCAATTGGTTCTACTGGAAAACTATTTTATGATTCACAGATTGGCCAACTTCTAGTTCATGATGGTGTTAACTGGAATGCAGCTCATGAAACAACCACAGGTGATAATTTATTTGATGCACGAAGTTATACAGGAACTGCAAATACTCAAACAATTTCTACTGGTGATGTAGATTTAGCTACTAATGGTGGTTTAATCATAATAAAAAAATATAATGGTAATTCTTCTGGTACACTAAATCCACTTTATGATACAGGTGCTTGGTGGATAGATACTGAAAGAGGAATATCATCTTTATTGAGTAGTCAAGGAGATTATGTAGAGAATTATAGTAATTGGAGTAATTATTACAGTTCTGGTTTTGGAGTTAGATCTATTAGTACAACTGGATATGAATTAGGTGGGGGTTCTGGTGGTGGTAATACTGGTTTTAATGCTAGTGGTGGAACATATATGTCTTATGTGTTTAGAAAGGCTCCAAGATTTTTTGATATACAAAAAGGAACTACAGATTCACTAGGACATATAACTTTTAATCATAACTTGGGCGTAACTCCAGGCATGGTAATACTTAAATCAAGAACAGATATGGCTAGTAGTGGTGGTGATCATTGGTATGTTTATCATAGAGGTGCTGGATTTGGCGGTACTCCTGCTGATCAAGTTTATCAATTTATAGATACTGGTAATGGTTACACTACAACCAGTTCTGGTAAATTTTGGACAACTGTTAATTCTACTACTTTCACAGCAGAAATAACTGGATATGATAATGGCAGAGATGTAGTTGCTTACTTCTTTGCACACAATGATAATAATGGAGTTTTCGGAAATTCTGGAGATCAAGATTTTATAAAATGTGGTTCTTATAATGGAACTGGAGTTGCAGACACAGTAATTGATCTTGGATTTGAACCAGGCTGGTTAATGGTAAGAAAAATGGGTCGTGTGGATGCTAGTGGTAATTTTCAATGGGAAAATGGGGGAAATACTTGGAGAGTAGTTGATCCTATTCGTGGTTTCTCTCATACACCAGATCACCAAGTTTCATTAGGTGACACGTATACTTATGTAAATCATGGTGGTACATATTCTGCACCTTCTCAAATAGCACCAATGCCAAATGGTTTCAGATTAGGGTCTAGTAATAGTTTTAATCAAGCACCTAACAATGGAACTGAACCTTACAAATATATTTACGTTGCAATTCGCAGAACACCAATAGCTGTACCTACTGATAAAAATAAAATAATTCATATTGGTTCACATAATGCTGGTGTAACATCTGATAGAACAAATCTTATGTTAACAACTGGATTTCCACCAGATTTTAATTTAAATATGTTATATAATACTGGATCGACAATTCCAAGAACTTTTATTACTGATCGTGTAAGAGGGTTTCAAGGAGATAATACACAAAAATTAACCATTCATCCACAAACAGGAACGTATCCTGTAGCAGAAACAACAGTTGGTTCAAGTACGCCAGGCTCTTGGTATGGTGATGTAATGACAGGGTTTTATACTCCAGCAGGTCAAGTAATGAATAGTGCGTATTCTACTAATGTTTCTGTTTCCTTAAAAAGAGGAACAGGATTTTTTGACATTGTTCCATACTTAGGCAATAAACTTACTGCACCATTAGTTGTAAAGCATAATTTAGGCGTAGTACCAGAAATGATATGGATAAAACAAAGAGATGCAGATAATCAAACCAGAGGTGTAACGCAATTTGTTTATCAAAATTGGGCTGTATATCATAAAGACTTTACAGACTCTTCTCATTATTATGCAATATTAAATCATAATTATGCAGAAATTCCAGCTGGTTCATCCACTCCTTCACTTTGGAATAACTTAGATCCAACTTCTACAGAATTTTCATTATGGAATTATAATACAGGCAGTGCAACTTCATCATTTGTTAATCAATCAGACAATTCTACTACACCAACATATCATGGTCAATTCATAGCTTATCTTTTTGCAACTTTATCTGGTATAAGTAAAGTTGGAAGTTTTAGTCATACTAATGGATCATCAACTAATGTTGATTGTGGGTTTGGAAGCACTGCAAGATTTGTAATGGTAAAGAGTAAAGGTATAGGAGATTGGTATGTGTGGGATAGTGTTAGAGGAATTAGCGCAGGCAACGATAGTTATCTCCGACTAAATACTAGTGATGCACCAGTAACTACTACTGATTGGATAGATCCTCTTTCTACAGGGTTTCAAATGTCCAGTGGATTTGCAACTGGAAATTATATTTTTTATGCGTTAGCTTAAAGGAATAAATTAAAATGGCATATAAAATTAGTGATAATAGTGTAATAGATGATAACAGAGAATTAACTGCTGTTAGTGTAACTCCATCTACAAACTTAGTTGTACCTTATGGAACAACTGCAAATAGACCAACTGGTGCAGTAGGTAAATTATATTTTGATACCGACTTAGGAAAACTTTTAGTTCACAATGGAACAACATGGATTGAAAGTTCTACAGCTGCTGGTAGTACTGGTGGTGACTTTGCAGTTCATGGTGCAAAATATGTAATGCCTTTAAATGGTGGAGTTGAAAGTTCAGTAATAACTCTAACTCCAATGCCATATAATGAAGCAATCACTTCTATGACTTTTGTTCGTCACAAACCATCTGTTGTTTCTGCAACAACTTTTTCTTCTTATGTAAAATTTAAAGGTATGCAAGATGTGGTTCAATTAACGAATAGTTCCACAAACTCTATGGGGGGTACTGGTGGTTGGCCTTGTCCACAGGAAACATCAGGGCATGCTGGAATTTATAATGTAGATAGAAATATGTTTCAACCTCATGCAACTTTATCTTTAGACAATACTGCAATTAATGTTAATATCGGCGGTGAAGCTGCAAGTTCTAATGTTCAAGGTTATGTTGAATCTTGGTTGTTTGATAGTAAATTTCCTAATGAAGGTTTTGCAATGGCCAATGATGGTATTTATAGTGAAACTACTCAAAGAGGTGGATATGGTATTTACAAATATAGTGATAGTCAATATATTGTGTGGGCTAGTGAGGGAGCTGCAACAACTAATGCTGGTGGTGGTACTGATGTACGTATAGATATTAGATCGTTTAATCCAAATAATGTTGTAGAGAACCAAAATGCTACATCTGCTGGTGCATATGCAGATTGGTTTAAAATATATGAACCTAGTAATATTCAATTAAAGCAAGCTTATGCTATGTGTTATGGTGTTTGGAAAAGTGCAACACCAAATCAACTTACTGTTATGGCAACTAATAATATGAGTATGAATGCTAGCTCTCACATGGTACATGATAGACAACACGTAATTGGAATTTTTGATATCAATGTTAATACTGGTGCAGTTGTTCCTCACTCAACAACTCCTCATTTAGAATTTCAACCTACTGTTGATAATAATCAGTGGAGCGAAAGTAATAGTGGATCAGATTATAATAGACTAATGCCTTCTGCCAATAACTTTACTGTATGCGAATGTTCTACTCATGTTACTATGATAACTTGGCCACAAAATTCAGATGCAAATAATCAATATGCTTTCTGGATTTATGATAAAGCAACTAGAAATCTTAGAGTTTTTAAACCAGAAATATATGATAATACTCCTTTTAATAACACAACAATTGCACAAACAGGACAAGCACCAAATAGATTATGGATGAATCATTTTAAAATGAATGATAAGATATACTTGACAACCTGTGAAATGGGAGATACACACTCCACTCATATAGGTGTTCATATATATGAAACATCAGCAACTGCTGCTACTCCATATATGAGAATTTATAATGATACAAACAATCATCAAGCAATCGATAGCCCACAAACATTTCAACAAATTAGAGCATTAAAAGGTACTAATAATTTTACATTTCAACACAATCACGCAAATGATTACAGATGGTGGGATAGTTCTGCTACTTTTAATTTTCTTGCAGCTGAAGCAGTTAGTAATACAGGATTAACAGTTAATCCAGAAACCAGTAAAACTATTATTCAAAGTACTTTTGCTAATGTTAAATCAGGCGCTTGGTCTGGAAGTACTCCAACTTATTATCTTAATCCACGTAAAACAAATATTACAACTAATCAATGGACAGCAACTGACGGATCAAATACGCCACCAAACAATCCAGGCCAGACCAGAACAAACCATTTTTGGGAAGGTAATTTAATAAGAAGAAAATTCTTTGGTGGTGGTACTCAATAGGGTGTATAAATAATACTATAATAGGAAAAAAACAATGGCAGCAATTATTACAGAAAAATTTAGATTACATAATGCAGAACAATTCAAGGAATCATTTTCTGAAGCATCTGCATCTAATTATTATTTGTTTGTAGGAAAGTCAAGTCCTTTTACTACAACAACAAAGTACTCTGATACTGAAACTACAGGGGGTACTGATGCATCTCCACCCAATCCACATGATAGGGTTATTGAAGAAAACTACAAATGGGATTCTATGTTAGCTGCCAAAAGAATAACATCTACAGATGTTATGCCTGTTATTCCTCGTAGAAATTATTCACAAGTAACTTTTGATATGTATGAGCATGATGTTACACCTACAAATCCAACAACAAGTGGTGCAAGTAATATCTATGATAGTACATTTTATTTTGTTACAGATGATTATAAAGTATATAAAGTCTTAGATAATAACAATGGTGCAATTATTAATGATGCTAATGCACCAACTTCTACAAGTTCTGCACCATTTTTTCATGGTGGTTATTATTTACAATATATGTACACACTACAAACAATAGATACCATAAAGTTTTTGACCACAGATTTTGTTGCAGTTAGAAATGATGCAACTGTAACAACTGATGTTACAACTGCATCTGGTGATTCAGCACCATTTCATGGTGCTCCTATACAAGTTGTAAGAGTAACTAATGTTGGGGGTAGCCTTCCAAATGGAGATTATTATACTAAAGTTAATGGTGATGGAACTGGTGCAATTGTAAAAATTAAGGTTGCTAGTAGTGTTATAGTTAGATTTGGAGAAGCAGGAACACTTATGCACGCTGGGGGAAGTGGTTATACTTTTGGTACAATTGATCTCACAAAATGTTATAATAATTCTGGTTTATCTGGAACAGCAGTAAATTTATCTGGTGGTGGTGCAGCTGTTCACCCAATCATATCTCCAAGAATTGGTCATGGACATGATCCAGTTGCAGAACTGGGTGGTCATTATGTTATGATGAACGCAAGATTGGAACAAACAGAAAGTGGTGACTTTACAGTTGCAAATGATTTTAGAGAAGTTGGTATTGTTGTTGATCCACATAATGCAGGCACTACGACAGTTTCTAATGTATCACAAGTAAGAATGACTTATGCATTAAAGTTAGAAAGTGTAAGTGGTGACTTTGAAGTAGATGAAAAAATAACACAAGCATCAACTGATGCAACTGGAAGAGTTGTTGAATGGGATGCTACAAGATCTGTATTATATTACCTACAAGAACAATGGGAAAATTATGGTATAAGTTCTGATAGTTCAAATAGTGCTTATCAGACCAAAGTTTTATTTAGTGGTGCTAATCAAATAACAGGTGCTCAAAGTAGTGCAACTGCGACACCTAAAGCCACAGCTGATGGAACTGATGATGCAGCTGCAAATAATGGTGATGCAACTAAGGCAAGTGGTTTAAGTTTTACAGATGGATATGCTGTACCAGAACTAGAACATGATAGTGGAAATATTATCTATGTAGAAAATCGTAGACCAATCTCCAGAGCATCAGACCAAACAGAAGATATAAAAATAGTTATAGAATTTTAAAACTAGGAATTTGATTTAATGGCTACAAATTTTAACGTAAAACCATACTATGATGATTATGACTCATCAAAGAATTTTCACAGAGTTTTATTTCGTCCTGCTTATTCAGTACAAGCTCGTGAATTAACACAATTACAAACCATATTACAAAATCAAATTACTAAATTTGGTAATCATATTTTTCAAAATGGTTCTATGGTCATACCAGGCGATATTAACTTTGACTTAAAGTATGATTACATAAAAGTTAACTCTGCATATAATACATTAGAAGTTGAAACATATAGAACAAGTTTTTTAAATAAAATTATTACTGGTGGAACAACTGGTGTAAAAGCAAAAGTTATCGGTACAGTTGCAGCTACAAGTTCAACATCAACTACATCTGCTGATCCTTTAACTCTTTATATTAAATACGAGGATAGTGGTACAAATAATGAAACACTTAAATTTTCTGCAAGTGAGGTTGTAACATCATTAAATGCAGATAATACTAAAGTAAAAAATCCAAGTTTAACAGAAGATCAAACAACTGAATTAAATGCGACCATACAATCAACTGATACTCCAGTTGGTACTGGTTCTGCTGTATTAGTTCATGCTGGTGTTTATTTTATCAATGGTCACTTTGTTTCCAATACAGAACAAGTTATTCTTTTAGATAAGTATACAAATTTACCTTCTTATCGTATAGGATTTAATGTTGCAGAATCTTTTACCACACCAGAAGAAGATACCAGTTTATTAGATAATGCAACTGGATCATCTAATGTAAATGCACCAGGCGCTCATAGATTTAAAATTGCATTAACACTTGTAAAGAAAGCCATAACTTCAACTGATGACACTAACTTTGTTGAGTTAGGAAGAATCAATGGTGGTAAGATAGAGTCATATAAGAAAAATGCAGACTATTCAGAATTACAACATACACTTGCAAGAAGAACATTTGATGAAAGTGGTAACTATGAAGTAAGACCATTTTTAACAGAAGTTCGTGAACATCTAAAAGAAGGATCAAATAGAGGTATCTACCCACTTGCAGATGGTGGAAATACAAATAAACTTGTTTTTGCAGTAGAACCAGGCAAGGCTTATGTAGATGGTTACGAAATAGAAACTATGACAACGCAGTTTATCAAAGCAGATAAACCAAGAACTTTTGATCGTGTAGAAGATAGAACAATACAAACACCCATAGGTAATTATGTTCTCATAACAAATATAGATGGTTCACCAAACATAAGCACATTTGAAACACTTAATTTGCGTGATCAAACTATAGGAGATACTAGTGGTAATACAGTTATCGGAACTGCAAGAGTTAGATTTTTTATATTACATGATGGTTCTTATGGATCAAATCCTACATTTAAACTTGGTCTTTTTGATATCAAAATGAATGATGGAAAAGACTTTGCAAGAGATGTTAAGTCTATAAATGATCATGCTAATATAGGTGGTGGAGATTTTGAGGCTGATATAAAACCAACATTTGTTGCCATATCTGGTGTTGGTACTGGTACAAATAGTGCTACTGGCGTTGAAGGTACTCAAGGTTCTGTTTTTCAACTCCAATTAAAAGCAAAAGATAGATTAATTGCAAAAATTGGTGGTGTAGAAACTGATGTTGGAAGAATAAGTTCTACTACTGATAATGATAGTTTAGTTTTATCTGCAAATGCTTCAGCATCATTTACTAATGCAACTATAGGTAGATTTTCTTCACAAATATTTAGACCAGACCAAAAACTTTTAGTATTTCCCACAAATTATCGTAGAGTAAGAAAAGTTCGTGGAAATACAGTATCTGCTCCAGATAGTGCATTATCAACAAGTTATTCAATAAGAAGAAGATTTGCGGCTGTACAAGTTTCAAGTAATAAAGCAACCTTTTCTACAGGTTCAGCAACAGAACTTTTTAGAAATGGAGCAAATGTAAATGATTTTACAGCAGTTGTTACCACACAAGGAAGTGGCAGTTCCAATAATGTAGGAGATATTATTCCATTAACATCTTCTGATATAGACGTTGCAACCAATTCACAATCAGTAGAAATTTTAAATCAAACTAATGGTGACTTTTTACAACTGATTGCAACTGTTGATTTAAGTGGTTCTTCTGCTCAAGAAAAAATAAAAACATTAGTTACTGGTGCATCACATACTGTATCTACACCAGCTGCAGCTCAAAACACAGAAATTAAATTAGGTAAATCAGATGGTTTAAGATTAACATCTGTAAAGATGGCTGCAGACTTTCAACCAAGCACAACTCCAACATCATCAGATCCAGATATTACAAGTAGATTTACTTTTGATGGTGGACAAAGAGATGCATTTTATGATCTTGCAAGAATAAATCTTAAGCCTGGTCAACCAGCTCCAACTGGAAGATTACTTATTACTTTTGATCACTTTACTCATAGTGCTGGTGATTACTTTTCTGTAGACTCTTATCCAACTTTAGATTATGAAGATATACCATCATATACATCTACACAAGGAAAAGGAAAAAGATTAGAATTAAGAAACTGTTTAGATTTTAGACCAACAATAGATAATACTGGTGCAAATTTTACTGGCACTGGTTCATCTGCTTCAGAGTTACCTAAATTTGGAACAAATGTAGAAGCAGACTTTTCATATTATCTAGGAAGAAGGGATTTAGTTTTTGTAGATAGATTGGGTAGGTTTGATGTTCTACAAGGTGTACCATCTACTAATCCAGAAAAACCACAAGAACCAGAAAATGGTATGGTTTTATTTGAGGTTTCTTATGAACCATATGTAGTAGACTTAAAAGAGGTTACTCATAAAAAATTAGATAATCGAAGATATACCATGAGAGATATTGGTAAGTTAAATAAAAGATTATCTAATTTAGAATACTATACATCTCTTAATCTTTTAGAAAAAGAAACAGCTGATCTTGCAATTAAAGATTCAGATGGACTTGATAGATTAAAGAATGGATTTATTGTAGATAATTTTTCTGGTCATATAGTAGGTGACTTTATAAATCCAGATTATAAAAATTCTATAGACATGAAGAAAAGAGAATTAAGGTCTAAGGGATTTAGTGATAATGTTGGTATGATAGAATCAGTAACAACTAATGCTGCTAGAACTTCTTCAAATTATAAAGTACATGATAATGGTATTATAACATTACCATATACAGAGGTATCTCATATAGAACAACCATATGCATCAGATAGTTTTGATGTAAATCCATATAAGGTTGCTCCTTTTAATGGTAAAGTTATTCTTGTACCATATTCTGATGATTGGAATGATGTAACAAGAAGGCCCGATATTGTTGTAAATGATGATAGTAATTTTGATGCGATTAAAGAAATTGCAGATGAAACAGGTGTTACTGGTGTTGTATGGGAAAGTTGGCAAGATAATTGGTTTGGTTCTCCTGTATCTACTGGAACTGAAACTTTAGGATCTTTCCAATCTTCTACAGTTGCTGATGTAACTGGTGGAACACTTACTACTACTACAGAAACAACTCAAACTAGAGAAGTATTTTCACAAACTGTAGGACAAGTTCGTTCTGGTATAGAAACAACATTAACATCTACAGTTGAAAGTCATAATATGGGGGATAGAATTGTAGGTATTTCAATGATACCTTATATGCGTTCTAGACCAGTAAGTATTTCAATTCAAAACATGAAACCTAATGCAAGATTGTATGGTTTCTTTGATAATGAAGATGTTACTTCTTTTATAAAACAAGCAGATACATTTAATTTAACAGGAACAAATATTGAGTTAAGTCCAAATCAATTAGAAACACCTGGCGCAGCTGCAGCTACTGACTCTGGAAGAATTTGGGATGGTGATACTGATGCAGTACAAGCTTTTGGTTATGGTGATATTATTAGAAACTCTACACATACTGCAACATCTATTACTGGTATTACCTTTACATCTGCTGATCCTTTTTCTGCAAATGTTACATTAAATGATGTAAGTGGTATTTCTCCAGGCCATCATGTTCAATTAAGTGGTATTGGTGGTGCTACAGAATTAAATTTTTCTGTTTCAAGAAAAAATAACTATGTTGTAACTGCTGTATCTAGTAATACTATCACTATTCAATCTATAGGTGGTTCAAGTGTAAAGTTAGGTAATGGTTCTAGTAGTTCTGGTATATCTTCATATAGTAGTGGTGGAAGCTGTCAAAGACTTCAGGCGTCTGGTCATATTGCAACTCAAGGGCCTGGAACATCAACTGCAAGAGATGTTTTTGTAACAAATATTCTTGGTGGATTTGCGCCAGGTGAAATTGTTAATGGAACTATTGCAAAAATTTCTGATGGTACAGTTAATACCACAATGACAATTGCATCAATTAATGGTGCAGCTGCAGGCACTGCTCCTACAATGAAAACAAATGCAAGTAGTATGATTACTAATGCAAATGGTCAATTCTGTGGTGTTTTCTATATTCCAAACACAGAAGATATAAGATTTAGAACTGGTGAACGTGTACTAAGATTAATTGATAATCTTAATAATAAAGTTGAGATAGGTCTTTATTCAACTAAAGGTGAACAGACATATTATGCAACTGGTATTGCAGAAGAAAGAGAACAAACTATTCTCAATATCAGAAAAGCACAATTTCAAAGAGATTATAAAGAAGAAGAAAGAGAAGTTAGTAGGACAGTACTTGGTGCAGTTCAAACAAGTACTAGACCAATTGCATCTGCATTTGTTGCTGATCCGCCTCCACCACCACCACCTCCTCCACAACTACATGATCCTCTTGCACAAACTTTCTTAATGGAAGGTGAAGAAGGTGGATTTATAACTAGTGTTGATTTATGGTTTAGTTATGTTGGAACAAGACCAGTAACAGTTCAAATATGTGATACTATAGATGGTGGATTTCCATCTAATAAATTCATGACAGAAGTAACATTAGAACCAGATCAAATTAATGCTTCAGTTGATGCGTCAGTTCCAACTCGATTTACTTTTCCATCACCTGTATATTTGAAAGATGATTTGTATTACGCAATCTTAATTAAGGTTGATGAGCCTGGAACAAGAGTTTTCTTTGCTGAATTAGGTGAAGATAACTTAACTGACAATAGAACAATATCTACCAATCCAAATAGTGGAACATTATTCTTATCACAAAATGGTCAAGCATGGACACCACATCAGACTCGTGATGTCAAGTTTACTTTATATCGTGCTGATTTTGCAACATCAGCTGCTGGAACTCCAACTTTTATTAATAGTACAATACCAGCAGATACTTTAGAAGAAAATCCATTTCAAACTAATACTGGAACAGATAAGGTTAGAGTTCATCATAAAAATCATGGAATGAAGGCAGGAGATAAAGTTAAAATATCAAATGTTACTGATGGATTTTATGGTGCAGACTCAACAAGTAATGGTATACTTGCTGATGGATTAAATACAACACATGATATTGTAAGTGCAGATAATGATAGTTATATAATTACTATACAAAATACAAACACTAATATTGCTGGTGGAAATACAACATTAAAACCTACTTTTAGTGGGGGTACTGGTGTTACTGCAACAAGAAATCTTGCTGCTGATATTGTTCAACTTGCAGTATCAGAAATAAAAGTGCCAGGTACAAATATTACATATTCATGGACAGGAATGGATACAGGATATAATAAACAAATAGCAAGAGCAATAACAGAAAATAGAAGTTATTATCCAGCGAATAGACAGATTGTTGCATCAGAGGTAAACCAAGATGCTCAATTAAGTGGTGGTAGAACTAATAATGCAATATCTGGAACTTCTGCAAATGTTAGTGCAATAATGACTTCAACTAGTTCATTTTTAACACCTGTATTAGATAGTGAAAGAATATCATTATGTTTAACATCTAATAAAATTTCTAATTATACTAGGTCAACATTTAATGATACTGACTTAGATGATAGAGCTCTAAGTGCATCAACTGCTATTACTATGGATGCTACTGGTACAATATCTGTTGGTTCATCTGGTACTATTAGAGATGAAATTAAAACTTTGGACATAGGTAAAGAAATAACCATATCTGGTGGTAATAATAATGGCAATACCTTTACTGTTACTAGTGTTGCAGATGATGGTTCTTCATTTAATGTTTCTCCTGCTACTACGGCAGATTCTTCTAGTACATCTACTACTATTACTCAACACGAAAGATATCTTGATGGTATTGCACCAACTGGAACATCAAATGCATCTAACTATATGACAAAGAGATTTAGTTTGGCAAATCCATCAACTGCATTAAAAGTATTATTTGATGCAAATAGACCAAGCCCATCAACAATAAATGTATACTATAAGATTGTTGAAGAAGGTGATACAAGAGATTTTGATAAGATACCTTATAGACTTGCAACAATTGATAGTGGTGATTCACCAGATGATAATGAAAACTCATTTAAAGAAAGAGAATATACAATTAATAATCTAAACTCTTTTTCATCTGCATCTGTTAAAATAGAAATGAAATCAACAAATACAGTACAAGTACCAAGAATTAAAAACCTAAGAATATTAGCATTGGCGGTATAAAATGGATAGAATAAAAGTAGAAGGATATAAAGAACTTGTAAGAGAAACATCTAGTGGTGCAATCATTAATACAAGTCGTTCTTCATATCATTCGTACATGGAAACTATGAAGAAAAAGAAAATGGAAAAAGATCAATTGAGAGATGCAGTGAGAGAAATTAATACATTAAAAAGTGAAATGCATGAAATTAAATCTCTCATACTAAAATTAGTGGATAAAGAATAATGGCAAATCGTAACGCACCAGCATCATTTACATTTGAACAATGGAGAGTAGAGTTTAATGAACTTGGAGCAGATGTAGGAGATATTAATAATCTCCCTTCAGCTCTTGGTACAGATGTTATAGGAGCATTGACAACTCTTAATTCTGGAATTAATGTTTCTGATGGAACAACTACACAAGCACTTCAGCCTGGAAACACTTTAACAGTAAATGGAACTGCAAATGAAATAGAAACAACTGTTTCTGCAACTGATACTTTAACAATAGGACTTCCTAATAATGTTACGATAAGTGGTGATTTAACAGTAAATGGAAACCTAAGTGGTGCTTCAATCGCAGATCAGGGGTTTGCAATTGCAATGTCTATTGCACTTAGTTAGTGAATATAAATAGGATAAAAGGAACAGAAAACAATGGCAAATAATTTTAAAAATGCTTTTGCAACAAATGTAAGTATGAATAGTGCATCACCTACTGATGTGTACACATCAGCCACAGGTGGTAGTGGTGTTAATTCTATTTTAATAGAACTTGACATTGCTAATACAGGTAATAGTGCAGTTAGTGTTACAGTTCTCATAAGAGATAATTCAACGACAACTTCATATCATGTTATAAAAGGCGCACCAGTACCAGTAGGATCAACATTGAAAGTTGTTTCTGGACAAAAGATAGTTTTAAACGCAGACGATAAAGTACAAGTTTATGCAACAGCTAGTACAGTAGATGTAGTTGCATCAATTCTAGAGGGTGTTACATAATGTCAGATAGTTACATTGGAGTTCCATTTGTAAATAGAGTTTCACCAAACTTTTTAAAGGAAGATTTTGATGGATCAAATCTTTCTACAATAAATGGTCATACAAACTCTTATGAATTAAGTGCTGAAGTTCCTGGCGCTAATGCAGAAAATCTTATGGTTGTAATAGACAATGTAATTCAACAACCAGATGTTGCATATATTATTAGAGAAAATGCTTCCAATCAACCAAAGATATTAAATTTTCAAGGTACTCTTCCATCTACTGCATCAATTTATGTTGTTCATAGAGGAATAGGTGGATTTTCAATGAAACCACCAACTGGTTCTGTAGGTGCAGATGAACTTGCAACAAATTTAACATCTTTTACTACAGATGTATTTACAGGTAATGGTTCAGCAACCCAGTATACTTTATCAGAAACACCACCCAATGCAAATTCACTTTTAGTTTTTGTAGATGGAATTTTACAAAAACTAACAAATAACTTTACTGTTAATGCAAACACGTTAACATTCACTGACGCTCCAGATACTGGAGCAGAAATAGAAGTTAAACATCTTGCAGTTCGTTCAATTATTCGTAGAGCACCAGATTTTCAATTAGATACATTTACTGGAGATGGAAGTGATACAACTTTTACATTAGCAAATTCTGGAGTTCCTACAAACAGTGCATTTGTTTTTGTAAATGGAAGTGCAATGAAACCAACCACAGATTATGTAATTAGTGGTAATGTATTAACCTTTACTTCTGCACCAGCTAATAGTGCAGTAATATTAGTAAGATATCAAATATAGTGAGGTAAAATTTAATGTCATATATCGGAACACAACCTTCCTATGGTGCATTTGAAAAACAGTTTTATACTGGTAATGGTACTAATACATTATTTAATTTAGACCACGTAGTAAATAATGCTGGTTCATTGTTGGTTAGTGTAAATGGTGTTATATTAGAACCAGATGTGGGTTATACAGTAAATGCTGTCGGTGGATCTTCTAATATTACTTTTACAACTGCGCCAGGAAATGGTCATAGAATTTTCATTGTTTACATGGGTAAACAACTTTTAAGTACTCCAGAGATAACTCCTCATATAGATGAATTTAGTGGTGATGGATCAACTACCGCTTTTACTTTAACCAAAACATCAATAGGAGCACCATCTGCAAGTAGATTTTTAGTATTTGTAGATAATGTATATCAAAGATATGGATCTTCATACGCATATACAGTGAGTGGCAATACAATAACATTTACTGGAGCTCCATCAGTTGGAACGAATAATATTCAAGTATTACAACTTGATGTTGCTATGACAAGTGTAATAAATACAGTTGCAGATGGATCAATCACATCAGTAAAAATTGCTGATGGAACTGTTACAAAAACAGACCTTGCATTTGATCCAGATGATGAAGCTGCAGCTTTAGCAATTGCGTTAGGATAAAATAGGAAAATAAAATGGCAAACACATTTAAAAATGCAATAAAAAAAGATGTAACTACTACAAGTAGTAATTATGATGAGTTGTATACAGCACCAAGTAGTGCTGGTAATACTGCAATTATTCTTGGTCTTGCTCTTGCAAACAAAACAACATCTGCTGTTACAGTAAAAGTTCAAATAGATGATATTTCTGATAGTAGTGCATCTGGTACAATACAACTTTTAGAAGATGTAAGTATTCCAGCAAATACCACGTTGGAAGTTTTGGGTGGACAAAAATATGTATTGGAAGCAGGGGATAAATTAAAGGTAAGAGCTGGAACTGGAACTGCCATAGATGCATTTCTAGGAGTAATGGAGAGGACTTAGTAAATGCCTATTTCAAAAATTAATACATTTGGTATTGCTGATAACGCAGTTATATCATCAAAGATTGCACAGGATGTTATTCTTGCAGAAGATATAGATGCAAATGCAGTTACAGTAAATGAACTTGCAAATAATGCTGTAACTTCTGCTAAAATAGTAGATGGAACAATTATAACTACTGACCTTGCAAATGATGCTGTAGAAACAATTAATATAAAAGATTTAAATGTAACTACTGCTAAAATTGAAGATAATGCTATAACTGTAGATAAAATTGCAAATAACGCTGTAACATTAGGAACTCATACTACTGGTAACTATATGTCAAATGTTACTGCTGGTTCTAGTAACAATATTAATGTAACACATACGCAAGGAGAGGGATCTTCTGCAACTATAGAATTTAATCCACAAAGTAATTGTATTACTTTGGGAACTCATACTACAGGACAGTATGTAGGAAGTATATCTGTTAATAGTCCTTTAATTAGAAGTGGTAATCTAGGCCCAGCGAACGCAACTCCAACTTTATCTTTAGATTTAACAACTGATTATAATTTTCAATCAGAGGTAAAGGCAAAATCGTATGTTGATGTTCATGCATCTGTTTCTTATACATCTGGTACAAATGATTTTAGTTTGAATGTAGGAGATGCTAATAGTTTTAAAATTACTTTAGGACAAAATTCTGATATTATATTTAGTGCCGTTCCTACCTCTGCAACTGAAACAATGATATGGACAGTAACTATTGTGCAAGGATCTGGGCCTTATACAGTAACTTATCCAACTAATGTTCATTGGCCTGGTGGGATAAAACCAACTCTTTCATCTGCAAATGGAGCTATAGATCAATTTGTCTTTATGAAAACAGGTGGTTCTTCCAACATATATGGATTTACTGTAGGACAAGACATTAAAGCACCAGCGTCACCATAGGAGTAGTTCTATGAGTATGATGATGAAATTAATAAATGCGGCTGCTGGTCAAGTTCAAGGTGACTTAATATATTTTATAACTGGGTCAGGCTCTAGTTCACAATTAGCAAGATTAAGTTCTGTAAATGTGGATAGTGGTGAAGTAAGACATGGTGCTAATTTTGCAGGCACTGGTGTTTATTCTAATGCTGGAACAGATTTTTCAACTGGAAATCCTATTGGAGCTCCAAATTATTTTGGAACTTGGGGATATAGTGCTACTACTATGGCTGTGGGAGATGATGGTTATATTTATTGTATAGGTCAAACACAATTAAGTAATACTTATAGTAATACAGGCCCATATACTGATTTTTTTATGAGGTTTAATCCTAGCACTTTAGATCCAGATCCTGGCTTCTTTTATAATATGCTTAATCAAGTATCTGGTGGTCAATCTTCTGGTGCTTCTATGTCTACCGATTTTTGTTTTCATCCACCATCTGGTTCTGTAGTTGTTGCTGGTGGAACTACAAACTATGCAAATGGAGCAATAGTAGCAAGTCAAGTGGTTAAAATTGATCCATGGCCTTCTACTCCAGTTGATGCACAAGCTAGTGGATATTATCATAGTTCTACAAATCCTAATGGTCGTATATATGGGTCAATATCTACAGGTGATGCTGTTGATGTTGCTGTGAAGAACACTGGCCCATCAGGTGTTTCAAGTACAGTTATTACATACAGAGCAAGAGTAGAAACAAATGGATCAGACGTGATTGCACTGGGCACTTGGAGTCCACCTAATACAGCAGGAACAGATAGTGCATTATATTTCAAAAGAGCTATAAATTTTAGACCAACTGGTTCAAGTACAACTACAACAAACGCTCAACGCCCATCACCAGATCCATTTACTGCAATGACAGGTGAAGAGTTTCCAAGAGATGGATTGGGAGCAAATGTTTCGTGGAAAAAAGATTCAACTGGATCTTCTCAAGATGGTATTGTTAATTTATTTTACAGGCCTGGTAATCCAACTAACAACACGCCTGGACAAATTTTTGTAATGACTCCACAAAATGGTGGTAGAAATTTATTTCAAGTGCCAGAGGATGGTCATAAACCAACTCGTTTTAATCATGGAGTTGGTGATACTACTATACCTAATGGTGGGGAAATGACTCTGCTAGCAGGAGAAAAATACGGAGGAATTTTAATAACTAGATACTTAGGTTATGCTGCTGGAATACAAAATGAACTTGATCGTAATGGAACTAATTTTCCAGATTTTACAAATACTCATAGTGACGCTGGAGTACAAATTATAGATTTAGACACAAGAGAAAAAAAATGGTATCAAGGCAGACATACTGGAATAGTTCCTTATGCAAACGTAGGACAACAAGGAACTCTTTCAGCAAATACAACCTGTGAATTTTTACCACTATCTAATAATCCAAATAATGAACATCTTACTCAATTTGTTCAAACAAAAAATGGAAGAGTATTTGGTATTACAGAATATGAAGATGAAACTACGATATCTCCTCATGGTGGATTTAGAATACATGAACTTTTTATTGGTGATCGAGATCCAAATGATTACTATAGAAGGTCTATTTCTTGGGGTAATAGTGTAATTGTATCTGGAAGAATAAATGGTGGAACTGGAGTATGGCCACCTAGTGTTGGTAGTAGTAACGCTTGTACAGGTAATCTTAGTTTAAATAGTAAAACTTTTAACGATATTAATGCTCTAGGAAAAACTAGATGGTTAGATCAAGGACATTCTTATATGCAAGATGTTCCTACAGACACTATTTATCTTAGAGAAAATACAACTATATATGCAATTAATCCAAATACCAGAACTAATATAACATCAGAGGATTTTGCGAATCAAGGAGTTCATGCACATCATACTGGACATTCTTTAATAGACCCATCAGCAAATGTTAATGTTCAAGGAGTATCAGGCGGTTCAACTGTAAATCAAGAGGACTTTTTTCCGTCTATAACTTTTAGTGAGGGAGCAAACATAACGATTGATAATCCAGGCACATCTTCTGAAAGAGGATATGATCGTGTAGGAGATACTACCTTTGACATGATTTATGGTGATGATAGTAGAGTATATTTAGCACTAAAAGCAACAGTTTATAATGGTGCTCGTACTTTGAATAGTTGTCATACTTTAATTAGATTTCATACTGGAAAAGATGGAACTGAATTGGTTGCTGGAGTATCAGGGCCACATCCACACGAAATTAATGGTATGAAAACTTGGAATAACTCAAGCAATCCAACTGCATATGATAGACCACAACATAGAGAACAGTATTACTATGGTCTTTTTACTGCTCATGATAATTGCGAATACGGGCCTAATTCTTCTGTAACTAATTATGGTCAATATCACTCCAATACCTTTGCAGCTGGACATACAGGAAATTGGAGTGAGGTAAATTTAGTTTATGATAATAAGAGAGATAATGTCATTTGTGTAGGAAGAAGAGATTTTAATAGTGGAGATTCTTATCGTGGTACTACTTCCACTGGCCCTACTGACAATGCAGCTTTTTCAAGAGTAGTAGCAATACCAGTTAATACTGGATCAACTGTAAATGGTTTAAATGATTGGGGTAGTGGTTGGCCTGGAACTTTGGATAGCATAGGCACTAATAACTATATGCCTAGATTAGCACAAGATCCAAAAGTGGGTGCATCATATGGTTCATCTGGTGAATGGACTACTCAACAAGGCAGAATTTATACTCGTCTAACTGAATGGTGTAATTCTGATACTAGTAATAATCCCTCTGGTTATGAAAGAGGTGGATTTTTAGCTGGAGAAGTAAGAAATGTTACTATAAATGGAAAACCTACTACTCTACATATGGATAGAGAACATCCTACATTACCAAATAGAGGTTCTCAAATGTATTTTTCTGGTATGAGTATTGATGGTGATACACAACCATATTCTGGTAATCAATATCAAGGTCATGGTGGATGGCCTTATGGAGAAAATAGAATAGGTGCAATGCCTCCTCTTTCAAATCCTAATGGTGGAGCTTCGCCTGAAGTTAACATAGGATTTGGTAATATTAATATGAATCATAATACTTCTAATGTAGGTACTAACAATACTACTTTATATCATGCTAAAATAAGATTAAAAACTACTCAAACAGTAGCAGTAAATTCAGATAATAATGAAGAGGGTATTAGGTGTATTTGGTATTATAAAGGTGCATTTCATGGTGTAACAACATATAACGAGGGAACTTATGTTTATATGCCAGAACCAGAACATGATACTGCAAATGATAATTATAATACTGTACCTCATTATGTAAGTCAATGTGAGTCTGGACAAAATAGTTATAATAATGTTATAGGTGGACAAAATACAAAAATAGGAACGGCAGAGGGTTGTAGAAATGCAGATTGGGCTGCGTGTCTTGCTCCAGGCGGAATACTCTGTATACCAAAACAAGATAGTGGATATAATAATGCTGGATTTCTTACAATTAATTTAGGAACAAGACAAATAATAAACACGAATGGTAATCCACCACCATTATTAGGTGGAGAACCTTTTGTTGCACCATCTAGTTTAAATCCAAATGGTAGACAAATAAAACAAATGGTTGTAACTTCTACTGGAAAAATATGGGCTATACTGGACTATGAAAATCCAAGTGCATCAACTCTTCAGTTTAGAATTTTACAAGTTGTTTTCAATTCAAATTATTCAAGTGTTACTTGGAGTGGCGGTCTTTACACTTCACAAGCAAGTAATGCAAATTCTGGTCATGTAAAATTTTATAGAACTGTCTGTGGAAATATGCCTCAATCCAAAATGGAATGGGATGCAGTATAAATAGAATAGATTAGGAGAAATTGATGGTAGAATACTATAATGAAAAAACAAAGAAAACTGCAAATTGGTCTGATATTGTAAGTCAAAATCCAACTGCAAGTTTTCCAAAAGTTCCATCAGACGATATTGCAAAACATTTTGGTTGGGAAGTTTTATATAATGGAGAAGTACCAGAGGTTTCTTTTGATGGTTTAAAAGTTCTCTCTTTTGACGGAATAGAAAAAAATGATCAAAACCAATGGGTAAAAAAATGGTCACTTGTCAATAGACATAAAGCATATAAGGATGCAGATGGAAAAACTATAACAAAAAAATCTCAAGATGACGCATATATAAAAAGTCTTACTGACAATCTTGAAGTTCCAAATAGATCAAAAAGAGATTTGTTATTAAGACAAACAGATCATTATGGACTATCAGATTTAACTATGACAGATAAAATGAAAAAATACCGACAAGCTTTAAGAGATTTACCAACACACGAAAATTGGCCTGATTTACAAGAATCAGATTGGCCTACTCTTTCATAGGAAATTAAGATGCCTTATTTAGGAAAACAACCAGTAAATGTAATAAAAAATAATGCAGTATCTACAGATACAATTGTAGATGATGCAGTTACTAATGCAAAGGTAGCGCCTAGTGCAATTAATACTACTGAACTTGCAGATGACGCTGTACAAACTGCAAAGATAAATGCTAATGCAGTTACTGATGCAAAACTTAATGATAATGCAGTTACTACAAACAAAATAGTTGATCTTAATGTTACACAAGGAAAACTTGCAAATGAAGCAGTAAGTGAATCAAAATTACATTCTGGTAATGCACCGACAAATAATTATGTTTTGACAGCTGACTCTGGTCAGCCTGGTGGATTAATTTGGTCACAACTTAGTAGTCTGCCTGGAAGTGGAGCATGGGAAAGTGTAGCTGGTGGTAATTTTTCTGGAGTAACTTCTATTACTCAATCATTTGATCAAAATTATTTGTATAGACTTTTATTGTTTAATTTAAGAACAGATGGTTCAACAAATCTTACTATAACACCAGCAATTCAATTTTATTATGGTGCTGGAGCAGGAACAGTAGAACCTACAATTGTTCACTATAGAAGGTTTATTAATGGTAATTCTGGTACTTGGGTGCCTAATAATTATAATAATTTGAATCGTGGTGCTCTTGCTCACTCTATGCCAGTAAGTCAAGTTGGTAATTCTAATGACATGACTAGTACAACATATGATGTTTATATTACACAACCCAACGCAGTTTCAAGTTCTAATCATATTTGGAAAAGAGCACGATATTGGTCTAGAGCATGGGGTTGGTATGATAGTAATTCAACAAGCTCATATTCAAGATATGCTGAATCACAAGGTGCCGTTTTTAATAACACAGGTTCTTATAATAACATAACATCATTTAAAATTATAGATAATAATTTAACAAGTAATACATTTTCTGGAACTTATAGAGTATTAAGAATAGGAGCGACATAATGGCTACAGAAAAAATTATTGTAGATGGCGAACTTATGGAAGTTGATGAAAAAGATCCAAGACATTCAACTCAACATGGTTACACACAATCTGAAGTAGATGCACAAATATTAGAAATTCAAAAATCAGAAATGAGATCAGAAAGAAATAGACTTTTACAAGAAACTGATTGGACAGCAAATTCAGATGTTACCATGTCTGCAAAAATGAAAACGTATAGAAAAGCTCTAAGAGATTTACCGACACACAAAAATTGGCCTAATTTAAAAGAATCAGATTGGCCAACCAAACCAAGTTAAGGAAAGTAAAATGCCATTTATAGGAACAGAACCAGCTGTAATATTAGATATCATGCATGATGACGCAATAAAAGAATCATCAGTTGCACTTACCGCTGGTGGTAGTACTCCAGATACCATAAATGTTAATTTATCACTTGGAAATGTATTTCATGTTACAGCAACACAAAATACAACTAGATTTAATTTTCAAAATATACCCTCTGGAAAAGCAATAGGATTTACTATGAGAATTACAAGAAATAATTCTAATGCAGCTTTCACAATAGATTTTACAAATAATGGTGCATTTACTATAAAGTTTGCAGATGGTAGTGATCCTACAATTATGGCAGATGGTGAAACTGACATTTATACTTTTTATAAAGATGAAGCAAGTGATACAATTTTCTATGGTGCTTTGGCTGTCAATGCTGTTGCATAGTTATGATAGGACTAATACATGAGTACAATCGCAAGAAGAATGCAACAAGCACATTCTGGTGTTTTGCAAGATGGAGAGGTAAGTGATGTTTTTAATATCACCAACTATCGTGGTGGTATTGGTTCTGTAACTACTGGTGTAGATATACTATCACATGGTGGAATGGTTCAGATCACAAATGCTCTAGAAGATGGTATGTGGTATTACTATGATACTGAAAGAGGTGCAACATACGAAATAGCAAATGGTAATGATGATGTTGGTGGAATTGCCATTGGTGCTGGATATACAAGTAATACATATACAGGCACAGAAAATATATCTACACAAGTAACAAATTCTTTAACATCATGGACTAATACTGGATTTACTCTTGGTATTAATGTTTCACCACATAGTGGAATTAATGCTTACTATGGTGTTGGTTCTACAAATAAAATCTATACAGCATATTCTTGGAGAAGAGCAAAACATTTTTTTGATGTTGTAAAATATACTGGCAATGGAGCATCAAGTAGACAAATCGCTCATGGACTAGGATCTGCGCCTGGTATGATATGGTGTAAGAGAATTAGTCATTCTGAAGAATTTTTCATTTATCATAGAGGTGCCGCTGGTGGAGTTAATCCTCATCTTTATGGTCAATATTTAACTAAAGCGTCTTGGACAGTTTCTGGTGGTTGGGCCCAAACTGCACCAACTGCTTCAAACTTTAGTGTTGGTGGTTCATTGCCATCTGGTCAAACATTGAATGATAATGGTGTAGAGTATATTGCTTATCTTTGGGGTCATGATACTGGTATAGGTGGTGATCATATTTCTAAAATTGAATGTGGTTTTCATAGTGCTGGTGGTGGTCATACTACTGCTACAAATGGAGATACGATAGGTACGCCATGGAGAGCTCAGTATATTGCTTGGAAAAATTATGGTGATGATGGTTATTGGTGTCAAACTGATAAAGTTGTTGGATTGCATACTGTATCTAATACTGGTGCTCATAATGGTGCATCAACTGATGATCGTGTAAAACATTTTCATGCAAAAACTGGTAGAAAAGAACAATTTGGTGATGTTAAATTTTTAGAAATGTCAGGTGCGAATCAACTAAAACTATTTAATGAATATAGTGGAAATAGAGCTCAAACCACAGGTAGTGGTGGTCAAACTATAATGCGTTTAATGGTTCGTGATGATGAAGGCACAAAACCACCAGAACACAAATCTGCAAATGCAACTCAAGGGCACGTTTTTTCGACAGGAGCAAATTCAGCTTCTGGATTTACTACAGCTAACAGAGTAGATACTGCATTACATATTGATCCAACATCACAAATTAATTATACTAATTTTCCTAATACTGGTGGTTACAGAGCTTTACATTTTAGTTCTCAATTTTCGTCATGGAATGGAGCTATTATAAATTATAATTGTCAGTTTAATGCAACAAACCTATATGAATATCCATTTTCAGCTTATTATTGGAGTACTCAAGGGGCGGCAGAAGAAATTGTTGGAAGGCCAGGTTATTGGCCCACAAACTGGATGTTTGATAACTTTACTGGTCAAACTGCTGGAAGACATTTTTCACTTGGTATGTGGACAAAAAAGTTTGGTTATCACTCT